GCCCAATAAGTTGGGAACGGCAACCCACTGCTCACACTTAGAGCTCCCAGTGAAGGAATCCTGGGCGAGACTTCACCACCTAAGGGTGACCCAGCCGGACTTAATAGTCACGGCGCGGACATCGAGGGCATCCGAATCCCACGCAACAAGGGGATCCGGTTTCTCCAAGAAGTAGGAGAGTAGCCTAGACGTACCGCTCCTCCACACCTTCCTACTGCGTGCCTTAGGATATAGCACACGGTACAACCTTTGCTGGATATCGCCGTCGTAACGTTGGCGGCCCAGCGGGGGCTGCGTTCCTTCGCAGAATGTGTAGAGGCAGATGCATGGCTGCACCTCCGAGGAGACAGGGATCAGACCCAACACTTTCGTTGGTACCTGATCGACCATCCAAGCAGCAAGGTTCCACCACCCGTTTTCGTGGGCGTTGTTGCTTACTGCAACCCAGGAGGCTAGGCTTGCACCTTTGCCTGGCTCAACGGCGCGTAGGTAGATAGGAGTTACCTCCATACCTTCATAGGCATCCATCCCGCAAGATTCGCGGAAGTAGCCATCGCCGTAGTGCGTCTTATTCCAGTTTATCTTAAGCTGGAGATAGTCAAAGACGCTTGCCAGGAGCATCAGAGCTTGGGGACGACGAAAGATTATGTCGTCTCCAAAGACCCGGACCGACCCAGACCAGCGCTTGATAAGCCTGGCCGCCCCCTTACCGGGGGCTCCATACTCGTGTGCAAGGATCACGCTGAGCGCGACACCTGCGTAGAAGATGGACTGGATCGGGAATGTCGTGGCGTTCCCCATGCCAGCATACTTCCTAAGCCTCATAGAGAGCTCAGGTCGCATGCCCGTACCGTCAACTATGGTACGGGTTCTGCAAGCATGGAGAGCCCTAAGGAGTGATTCGTTGCTCCTGAAGGCCCGCTCCACGGCCCAGAGTGATAGCCTGTCACTAGCTTCAGACAGGTCTACCGTAGCCCCGAGATCGGGGTGCAGCGAAAGCTCTAGGGATGACTCCCTGTTGCCAAACTGCGACTCTGGCGTGTACATGCACGACATGAGTGGACGCATATGCCTTCGCATCCACTCCAATACACCTTGTTGGGTGTACTGATGTGCGGTTGGCTCGGCCGAGATAAGCCGTGGCCCCTTGAAAGTCTTTGGCACCGCAAGTAAGCGGGCCGCCGACTCTTTTCGGGACCTTAGCTCAGACTGGTCGAGGCTGAAAATCTCCTCAGAGGACACAGAGAACTGCGCCTCCGGGAAGAAACCCTCAAGCTTTGAGGGCCAGTTGGGAAAGTAGTACTTATCTACCCCTCCTGGTATATCAGCGACCGCACCCGGGCCATGACGTGGGACAATATCCTCTGCCAGGCACTCAACCTTGGGAATGAGGTAAGGAAACACCTTATCCATCCAGTTAAGCGCCCATCTCACTTCGATGGGTTGCTCATTCGCTTCCGCATCTGATGAAAAGGAGACAGATCCGAGGAACAGAACATCTGCATTCCAGGAGCCGGATGGCTCCCTTAGGCTGACGTCCACGTCCACGAACTGGTCAACAGCCGCCCTGATCGAAACTTCAGGGCACTCAATCTTGACCTTCTTCCAGAAGTAGAATATCTGGCGGAGGGCCAAAACTGCGTTGCTATCGACACGGGACATAGTCTCTGAACCGGTAAACAGCTCGTCAAGCAGAAACTGGAACAAGTGTGTTCCTCTGCTCACCGAGCCGTATGGGCCGTTGGCTAGCAATTCCTCAGAATCGAGGTCAAACCAGCCCCTTGAGAGCCACTTATCTAACGAGGCTCCCATTGAAGGGAAGTCCAAAAGAAGGACCCCCGGCCCGCGCGAGAGAACAAGCGTTCTTATCCTGTTCTCAAGCTCCGGTATGTCATGCTCGTAGCCTACTATTGCCTTCACATCCCGCAAGAGAGCGGAAAGTGGGGCTAACAGGCGCACAAGCATGTTATGGTCGAGTGTCATTTTCACGTTCCTTGTTTGGAAGGTGTTGACACCGTTACCATCAGGACTACGGGATTAGCACCCCCGCAATCCACCCCATGTAGGGGCCTAGCTCGGACAACCCTGCCACATACATCACCGAAAGTACAGTGATGATCAGCAGGTATCGGACCGGCCTTCTCTCCGGAGAGGAGAGGAGCTTTCTCAGCTCGAGGAGCAGTCTAGCTCTCACGGCCGAGGACCTTCGAATCGATCGAAGGCACCAATCCGATCAGAGCATCCAGGGTTTTCTGCAAAGTAGCAGTGTCCTGGAGTCCCGAGAACGTCTTGGCGTTCACCCACACGGATTCCGTGTGCGAGTAATCGCCCTCGGTATCGACGTAGTCGATGTCGAGTTTGACGCTGTGGCTCTCCCCCGTGGACCCCCGCTTGGGGATGGTGTGCTTGACACTCATCCTCATTGCCGAGATCCCGGTGGGTACAGTCGTGGACATGTATTCCGCGCTGTAGTTATCCTGATTCACGCGCTCGAAAGAGTAAGCGACAGAATCGTAGGTGATGGAGACTGGCGTTGCCAACATGCTGTGTGTTTCCTTGTGTTGCGCATCACTGCGGACATTTGGAGTTGCAGTGCACGCCCGGACCATTCCGGACGCGCTAAGACCTCTCCCGCTACCTTACGCGAGAGATGGCTAGGGCACCGAGTATCTTATACTGACCCGAAGTAAGAAATGGGTCGTAGGATATCATAGGTGTTGGACGAAAACGACAGCGGCGCGATTTATGCACCTTTGTCAAAGATCCTTCGCGTAAAGTAGGCTTAGTAGGCAGTCTCCAAAAGACCGCTTTCCGCCTCGCGCGACGAGTGACCATCACGTCTATCCAGTCATATGACCAGGGGACGCGATTTCCGTGAGCCCTGATGAAGGTGCCCACATTAAGGAAGTAGTCACTCAACCAGGACCATGGGATTAGCTCCCAGAGGATCTCTGGTCGGTCACGGTAGAGCCCTAGGGCCCTCCAGACCTCGTCGGATCTGTTTATGCTGGACCATGGCAACTCCAACGTTGGCTTGGATGTGAACCAAACCTCGTCAGCGTTATAATCCAAGTGCACCCAGTCGTAGAACTTCTGGAGCACGAGGACGCCCGTACCAGCGTTCGTCCCGATGAGCTGCTCGCCTCCGTTGTGGAGGTGTCGCTTGATGCGACGTGAGCGTTTCATCCTTTCGAGCCTGGCCATCCGCTTGTCAACCAACTCGGTGAAGCGTGTAAGCTTCTCCAAATCAGAAATGAGCGGGGCCCAACCAAAAGCCCAGGTCAGATAGGAGTCTCCGGGGTTGTATTCCCGGAGCTTTTTAAGACCTAACTGCCGGACAGTCTGGGGTAAATCTCCCAACTCCGCTAACGAAGTGGGTATATCTACCTCTGGGTTATTCGGGTTCATGTTGGCAATAGCCTGAGTGAACCAGTAATCCCAGTCAACAGCGGGCAAGTTTATGTTCGCCAACTCTGCGTTCAAGAAGTGGAACGTAAAGTCGTTGAAGTAGTACCCACTGCCCCAGCTAGCCTCCGCTTGCCCGTTAAGGGAATATGGTTTAGCTTCACGCTTCCCCATATCGAGGCTATGGTGCTCGTCACCAATTGGCGGATTGATATCCAGCCAATCACTACAATACTCATATTCCGCCATCCCTGTTACGGGGTAGACGGTGAGTAGATACTTCCCCCCGACGTAAACATCGCACTGCCCGCGTCCTGCGGGACCACCGGTGCGATATCGCTGTCGAGGTTGAGCCATCTCTGTAGTGCCTTTCGGTGCTATGGCTATGGAGAGTACAAGTCCCTCCCTGGCGGACGATCCACCAGATCAAGCCAGGAGCCCCCCCCTCTAGG